ATTGGGGCTTCGTCGAGTTCGAGGGTGCGGGTCCGTGGCGCTGGATTCAGGGCCGCGATGCGTTCGAGACGACCTACGGCTGGTACGGCAACCTTGCCTGCCTTGCCCGTAACGCTCACGGCAGCATCACGGGCTACACCGACACGGCGCGTTACAGCCATGTCTAAGTAATGGATCGGGGGGCGGCTCACTCTGGGTCGCTCCCCATCCATGCCCTTGATCCCATCGGAGACTTACATGAGCGTAGGCAATATCTTTGCGCCGTTGCCGGGTCGGTTTGGGGTGTTCCCCAACCTGCTGGCTGGTCGCTGCGATGCGGCCATTGGCAACAACACCACGACCACCTACAGCTTTGGTGGTCATCCTGCGGTATGCCTCATCAACCGCGCCGTCGTGTCTGCTGGCACGGTTCCGGCTTCGACGAGCGGGACGATTCTTGGCGTGTTGCAGAAGTACGATGCGTCGGCTGACGCAGCGGTGGCGCTGACGGGCAACGTCGATCTGGAGGCGCTGGTCGCGCACGAAGGAACGGCGGTGACGCTGCTCACCACGCTGACGGACGCGCAGAAGACGCTGGACGTTGGCGATACGGTGCGCTTTGTCGTGACGACGAACAACACCGTGACGACGGCGGCAGTGGATTTGCAGGTCAACGTCGAGCTGCTGGTGCAGGGCTAGTGACATCTCCGGTCGTTCTCTTGAACGCCCTTGGCTCTCCTGAGCCGTCGCCCACGATTGAGCGGCGGCTTCGGGAGATCCATTCGGGCCTCCATCTCCGATTCGTCCAAGGCGCATGGGGTGTGTGCCTGACATGGACGGACGACGATACGCGGCGGCAGTGGATTCAGAACGAGTCCTACAGTCCCGCCCAAGCGTATGACATCATTGGCTACCTGCCGATGGACTGTCCCCCCGACTCTGCGCCGGGGTATTTGTCCAAGATGTTCCGCGAGTTCCCTCGCACCGATGTAAACCGGATGCTTGATGCGCTCGACGCCTTCAACGCGCAGCCAGCACAGGCGGCGGTGGAAGCGGCGATTGCCGAAGTGTTGGATGGCGCAGACCCGTCTGGCACCGCCAAGCGCGGTCGTGGTCGCCCCCGCAAGAACTCCTAAGAGACTGTCATGCCATCAGTTACCCTCCAGCAACTTGTCACGGACACACGCGAGTACATGGACGCGGTGGGATCTACGCGCTGGTCGGATAACACGATCAAGACGGTACTCAACAACGTGTTTGACAACGAGTGGTCGAACATCCTGAACGCTGCGCCGTACTACACCTTCGGGTTGCGGCAGGTGACGACGGATGTGAACGGCCAGTTTACGTTTGCCTCCCTCAACGCAGGGTCGGGCGACACGCAGCAGAACTTCTATCGCGTCATGTCGGTCAGCGACGGCAACGTGCTGTACGACCAGACGCGATTCCAAGATGTGCCGCTGGCGACGACGACGAACTATCTGCCGACCTACCCGCGCCTGTACTACATCATCGGGCAGGGGGTCCAGATCCTTCCTGTCGCCTCTGGCACGGGGCTGTACGTCGGGGTGAACTACAAGCCGACCGCGCTGCTGGATCTTGCCAGCGATACGTCGGTCGTGGATTACCCCGACAACTGCCACCTCATTCTTGTCTGGAACGCGGCGGCGCAGTTGCTCCTCAAGGGCGGCACGGAAGCGGCAGCGGCAGCGAACCTCAAGGCGCTGGCCGATGACGACCGCAAGACGCTGCTGGACGACATTCGCCGCTACACGATCAACCCGACGCGCATGGCCTACCCCGACCAGAAGTATGACTGGAGCGGCGGCTAATGGCGGCGGGGCGCGAGAAGGTCGTTGACCAGCAACCCAAGTTTGACGGGGGGTTGAACAATGTGTCCGATGACGCCGCGCTGCTCCCGAACCAGTTGCGTCGGGCTGACAATGCGCGGCTGACGGACTACGGGGCGATCACGAAGCGCGGGGGCACCAAGCGGACCTCGACGAGTCCCCTTGCCAGTGCCGCCGTGCTGAACGGCTACACATGGCGCAAGGACGGCGGGACGCAGCAGTTGATGGCGGTCTGCAACGGGACGCTCTACACCTCCACGTTCAGCGCCACCTACCCGTGGACATGGGTTGCGCAGTCTGGAAGCCTGTCCACGACGGTCCCGCCCTCGTTTGCCCAGTTCCAGAATGGCAGCGCCGATGTGGTCTATATCGCAGACGGCGGGACGCTCAACGTCTGGACGGGCAGTGCGCTCAACACCAACCTCGCTGGCACGATTGCGGTGGAAACCATCGTCGTGCATAACGAGCGGCTATGGGGGTGCGGCAACAGCACCTTCCCCGATTCGATCTTCTACTCGGCGCTGAACAACGGTGATACGTTGGGCGTGGGCGCGTCAGGCGGTGGGCAGATCATTGTCCGCACGTTCTCCGACGAAACCGTGGTCGGCCTCGCGTCAATCAATACCTCGCTCTTGATCTTCCACCGGCGCGGTATCTCGCGCTTGACGGGCTACGGGCAGGACGACATCAACGTGGCCCCGCAAGGCTTGACGGCAGATGTCGGAACCATCGCGCCCAAGTCCATCGTCAGCATCGGCAACCTTGGCTTCTTCATCTCGGAGCGCGGGTTGTTCCGCTGCAACGAGGCGGAGGTGGCTCCGGTCGGCACGGTCGATACGCCAGACCCGACGCTGGCAATTATCCGCAGCCTGTCGGCCAGCGACTTTGCCAACATCCGCGCCACGTTCAATCGGGCCACCCGCGAGCTGCTGATTAGCTTCCCGAACTACGGCGTGTTCGCGTACCACACGATCCTGCAAGCGTGGACCGGCCCGTGGGATACGGGCTATGTCTCGCCCTCCACGACCGCCCTGTTCGACTCGGTGGACTCCAACGGCCTCCCCGCCACCCTCAAGGGCGATGCGGACGGGTATGTGACGGTCTGCGATGCCAGCGGGGTGTTCGTGGACAACCAGTTGGCGGACGGGACGGGCGGCACCACCTACACGCTGACGGCGCAGATGCACCGCCTCTACTGCGGCGATGATGCGCTCGCCAAGTCGCTGCGCTGGGGCTACCTCACCGCCCAGCTCAAGGGGTCGCTGTCCACCAGCGTCACATGGAGTACGGAAACGGACGCGGGAGCCTACACCCTGCCGACCGACTTTTCGAGCGCCGGTATCTGGGGCGCAGGAACGTGGGGGTCAGGAACGTGGGGCGGGGCCAGCAGCCGCAACTATCGTATTCCTATGGGCGGAACGGGCTATTATGTCGATATGTACATCATCGACTCGGGCACCGCTGCGCCGATCTTTAGTCGGTTCCAGTTGGAAACCTTTGCGCTGGGGAGGCGCTAATGGGACAAACGGTTGGGCAACACGGCGTTGCCGCCTTTACCAACCCATCGAACGGCGACCCGCTCAACGCCACGGTGGTCAAGGCCAACGACAATACAGTACGCAGCGCCTACGTCGATCACGACAACGACGGCGGCATCCACCTCCAGTCCTCCACGCTGGCTACTCGCCCCGTGGCAGGGTCGGCGGGGCGCAAGTGGCTCACGACCGATACGGGGTCGGTCAAGCTCTGGTTTGACACCGGCTCGGCGTGGGAGGAGATCAGCTATCTCAATAGCTCGTCAAACCTGAACGCCAGCAACCTGAGCAGCGGGACGGTGCCCGACGCACGGTTCCCCTCGGTCCTGCCAGCGGTCAGTGGTGCGAACCTGACCAACATCCCCGCTGGGGCGGCAGGGACGCTGACGGGGACCACGCTGGCCTCCAATGTCGTCACCTCCTCGCTGACCACCGTGGGGACGCTGACGGGCCTCACGCTGGGCGGCACGGCGAACTTGCAGGACAACACCTTGCAGCGCCCGACCCTCCGAGACTACGGGGAAACCCGCACCGCGCCGACCATCTCCACCGGCACCTTGACGTTGAACTTGGAGAACGGCAATGTCTTTGAGGTGTCGCTGAACGCCAACGTGACCACGCTGACGATTAGCAATCCTCCGGCCAGCGGGACGGCAGGATCGTTCACGCTCAAGCTGCAAGCGGACGGCACGGCCCGGACGATCACATGGGGCGCGGCAGTCAAGTGGCCCGGTGGGACGGCCCCGACGCTGACATCCACCAACAACAAGGTGGATGTGCTGGTGTTCGTGACGATGGACGCAGGGACGACATGGTACGGCTTCGTTGCTGGACAAAACTTGTAACCACTGAGAGATGACCTATGGCTTCGTTTAACAAGTTCAACGCCTTCGTCGAAGCGGTCGCGGAAAAGAAGCACAACCTCGGCTCCGACACGCTCAAGATCATGTTGACCAACACCGCGCCGTCGTCGGCCAATAGCGTGAAGGCGGACATCACGGAGATCTCGGCGGGCAACGGCTACACCGCTGGTGGCGCGACCGTCACCATCACCTCGTCGGCGCAGTCGAGCGGCTTGTACAAGCTGGTCGGCAACGATGTGGTGTTCACGGCCACGGGTGCGGTGGGTCCGCTTCGTTACGCCGTTTTCTACAACAGCACGGCAACCAACCAGGACCTTATTGGCTGGTGGGATTACGGGTCGAGCGTGACGCTGGCTTCGGGCGATACCTTCACGGTGGACTTTGACGCCACGAACGGCATCCTCCAGTTGTCCTAAGTTCTCTCTCTGACAGGACCGCCTTATGCCAGCATTAGCAGATCGCGTCAAAGAAAGTACGACAACCACTGGCACCGGAACGCTGACGCTTGACGGCGCAGCCACAGGCTTCCAGTCGTTCACGACCGCGTTCGGCAATGGCGTATCGGTCTATTACGTCATTGCTGGCGGGAGTGAGTGGGAGGTCGGGATCGGCACGACCGGCGCAGGGACGCTTTCACGGGACACCGTGTTGCAGTCCTCCAACGCAGACGCCAAGGTGGTGTTCTCGGCGGGGACTAAGGATGTCTTCTGTTCCTATGTCGCGGATCGTGCCGTCACGACGGTCGATGCCGTCACGCTGACGAACAAGACGATCAGCGGGGCCAGCAACACGCTGTCCAACATTGGCAACGCTGCGCTGACCAATAGCAGCGTGACGGTCAACGGCACCGCGATTGCCCTTGGCGCAAGCGGGACGGTGGCAGCGGCGGCTGGCACACTAACGGGCGCAACGCTTGCCAGTGGTGTTACGGCGTCCTCGCTGACCAGCGTGGGCACCCTTACGGCGCTGACGTTGGGCGGTACGGTGTCGATGGCGGATAACGTCATCAGCCGTCCGCGCTTTACGGACTACGCCGAGACGTACACCACGCCAGCGATTAGCAGCAACACGCTGACGCTGAACTTGGAAAACGGCAACGTGTTCCGTGTGACGCGCAATGCGAACATCTCGACGCTGACGATTAGCAATCCAGCCGCCAGCGGCAACGCCTGTAGCTTCACGCTGATCTTTGACGCCAACGGCACGAGCTACACGATCACATGGCCTGCGGCGGTGAAGTGGCCGGGTGGGACTGCTCCGACGATCACGACCACGAACGGGCGCTCTGATATGTTCGTGTTCTACACCAACAACGCGGGTACGACATGGTACGCCATGACCGCTGCCCAAAACTTCGTGACGACCTAAGATGCTGGCAGATCGACTACGGATGACCAACAAAGCTGCCGTAGCTGGGCAGCAGTTGTACACCACGCCGGGGACGTACACGTTTACCGTTCCCGCTGGCGTGACGAGCGTTGATGTCTGTTGCATTGGTGGCGGCGGCGGGGCAATCTCGCGCTCCGATAGCACTGTGTCGCAAGCGCAATGCAAAGGTGGCGGGGGCGGTGGTCTGGCCTACGCCAATGCCATTAGCGTTACGCCGGGGGCGAGCATTACCGTGATCGTTGGTGCTGGATCAAGTGGCACAGTCAATGGCGGCGCGTCAAGTTTCAACACCACATCCTGCGCTGCGTCTGGTGGGCAGTCTGGATTTAACGGCGGAGCTGGCGGCTCTGTCACCTATGGGACTGGCGGCTCTGGTGGCGCTGGCGGCACATCCAATGTTGGGTATAGCGGCTCTGGTAGTGGTACTGGCAACGGTGGCGGCGGCGGAGGCGGCGCTGGCGGGTACAGTGGCGCTGGTGGTGCTGGCGGTAACAACAATAGCGGCAATACCACTGACAGTGGTTCTGCTGGCGGAAGCGGCTCTGGCGGTGGTGGTGGAGGAGGTGGTGGTGGGGCAGGGGTATTTAATAGTACGCAATACTTTGAGGAGTATTACTCCAACGGTGGCGGCGCTGGCGGAGGAACTGGCATAAAGGGCACTGGGAGTTCTGGCTCTGGTGGGGCTGGTGGCGTGTACAACGACAGCACCGGCTCTGGTGGCAATGGTGGGTCTGGCGGGGTCGGTGGAAGCGATGGTACTGGTGGAGCCTATGGCGGCGGGGCCGCATCGTGGGTTTACGGGTGGAAATGGGACCCACCGGGTGATTCAGGTGGCACACTTTTGCAACTGGATTATGACAGAAGTGGCGGCAACGGCGCAGTTCGTATCATGTGGGGAGCTGGTCGATCCTATCCTTCTAACGCAGCGGACGTATAACCGATGAACATTCTCTCTGATTCCGATCTGCTGGTCATCAAGGAAGTGGACGGCCACGCCGAAGGCTTCCCGATTACCTACAGCAACTTCCGACTGATCCACCCGCAGACTTCGTTCCCTGAGCTGCCAGACAATTCGTTTTTGGTGGACTACGGCTTCAAGGTGTTCAAGCACACGAACCAGCCACCGATCCCGCAGTTTGAGAACTGCGCGGACGGACCAATCGTCTGGGACGCGACGGAGGACGCCTACACGAACACCTATATCCTGACGCCGTACACGCCTGAGCAGATGGAAGCCGTCAAGCAGCAGCGTATTGACGCACTGCGCGGGAAGAAGAACGCCCTGCTTACGGCCTGTGACTGGACGCAGTTGCCCGATGTGACGCTGACGCCGGAGCAGGTGGCCGCATGGCGCGTCTATCGTCAGCAGTTGCGGGACTACATGGGCAGCGTGACCGATCCGTTCCATCCTCCCGCGTGGCCGCTTCCTCCCCGCTAAGGGACTAGCCGATGCTTTCTGGGTTCCCGATCAGCGGTGCGCCACTCTCCTCGACGGGGGTGGCGCGAGTCCTCATCGCCGCCGTGGGCACATTTACGCTGAGTGGGCAGGATGCAGCCACCAGCGCCTCGTTCAGCCTGTCTGCCGCGCACGGGTCGTACACGCTCTCGGGTGAGGCGGTCACGTTCCTCAAGGGCGCTCGCCTTGTCGCGGACCACGGGACGTACACGCTGGATGGGCAGTCCACGGCCTTCGGGCTGGGCTATGCCTTTAGCCCTGTCCACGGCACCTTCACGCTGTCGGGCCAAGACGCTACGCTAACCAGCAGCCGCACGTTCCCCTTGGACCACGGGACGTTTGCGCTGACGGGACAGGACGCTGGCTTCCCTGTCACTCGCCTCGTCACGGCAGACCACGGCACGTTCACGCTGGACGGCCAAGCGACGGCGTTCGGCAAGGGCTACGCCTTTGCGCCGGATACGGGGCACTTCACCTTCACGGGCGAAGCGGCTGGGCTGATCCCCGCTCGACGGGTGGCGGCAGGCTATGGCGCGTTCAGTCTAGCAGGGCAGACAGCGGATCTCCGCAAGGGGCCGCTGCTGGTCGCCGCGCATGGCAGCTATACGCTGACCGGCCAGACCGCCGATGTCATCTACACGCAGTCGCAGATCGGGCGCAACAAGGTCGATCCGTTCCCCTCGCCGGTCAACCAGCAAGGGCCGGTCGATGCCAATATCGTCCGCGCCAATGACAATCTGGTGGGGTCGGCCATCACCGCGCATGACGGCAACTCGCTGATCCATGTGCAGTCTGGGACGCTGGCGCTCCGTCCTGCGGTCCTGCCCAACGGCGGGATGTACGTCGGCACGGACACGGGGCTGATCTACTTCTACGTCAATGGCGCATGGATCACCATTGGCGATACGGGCCAGAGCGGACGGCGCTGGGGCGCGTTCCAAGACTTTACGGACCAGTCGCACACCTCAATCAACACGGCCAAGCTCATCACGTTCGACACGATTGATACGGCCTATGGCGTGTCGATTGATACGGGGCTGACCAACTCCAAGATCACGGTCAGTCAGGCGGGGGTGTACAACTTCCAGTGGTCGGGGCAGTTCACCAATTCCGACACGCAGATCCATGACGTAAACATCTGGCTGGCAAAGAACAGCACCTACGTCACGGGGTCGAACGGCGTGGTGTCCGTCCCTGAGCGGCACGGCGGGGTCAACGGCCATGTGTTGCCGGGGTGGAATTACTACGTCGAACTGGCCGCGAACGACTACCTCCAGTTGTACTGGGCCGTGAGCGATCTGGATGTGACGCTGGAGTTCCTGCCGTCCACGGCGGTCCACCCGTCCACGGCATCTATCATCTGCACCATCTCCAAGGTCTAACCATGCCTAAGCGTAAAGCCGTGTTCTGGCGCAAAGACAATCCGCTGCCCAAGAAGGAGCGTACAAAGCTCTCCCCTGCACAGAAGCGGGAGGCGAAGGCGCGAGCAAAAGCTGCCGGAAGACCCTTCCCGAATTTGGTTGACAACGCCGCCGTTGCGCGTAAAACTAAGGAGAGCTAAATGCCTATAAAGAGTCGTAGTCAGCAGCGTTTGATGTACGCCGCTGCCGCTGGCACCGTGAAGAACGGCCCATCGCGCAAGGTTGCGAAAGAGATGATCGAGGCCACGCCGAAGAAGGCGTACGGCAAGATGCCGGAAAAGAGCAAGCCTCGCACCGCCGTTATGAAGCGCAAGTAATCTTCACGGGAGACTCAGATCATGGCACGAAAGCGTGGTGGGCTGGCGGGGTTGTACGACCGCAACAAAGGATTGATCCGCACGGGGGCGACCATTGGCGCGTCACTTCTCGGTGGTCCGTTGGCTGGCGCGGCGACAGGCGCAGCGTTCCGTGGGTTGGACCGTGAAGGCAAGCGCGGCATTGGCTTTGATATCGGACAGGGCGCACTCGGTGGCATTGAGGGCTATGCGCTCGGCAAGGGGACGCAGGGCGTCAAGGGCCTCCTGACCGGCGCAAAGACGCTGCCCCCTGCGCTGATGAAGGTGGGCGTTACTGGTGGCCCCGAAACGATGGTGACGGGCAGCGGTGGCGCTGGCACCCTCACGGAGCGGGCCAAGCAGTTGTTTAGCCTTGCCAATCAGAAGACGGGCAACAAGCTAGGGTCGTCCGAAGTGCTGGGCGGGATTGCCAAGGGCTTGTATGGCGAGCGCCAGGCGAACCGGCAGATGGACTTTGAGCGCGAGAAGATGGAGCAAGCGCAGCGCCAGTTCGATGCTACGCTGGGCCTCAAGACGCGTGAGGCGGACATCCTCGCCGCGCAGGAAGCCGACCGGAAGCGCCGTGAAGACGAACTGATGGCGGCTCGCGCAGCGGTTCGTGCCATGTTTGGGGGTGCCTAATGGCAACCTTTAACACCGCGTTTGGTTCGCTCCCCAGCCCAAAGACGCAGCTCTTTGGCAATCGTCCCCAGCCCCGCACGGGTGGTGGCACAGCGGGTACGGGTCAGATCGAACAGCAGCAAGCGCCGGGGACGGTGGGCGGCGATACGTTTGCCGACCTCCAGAAGCAGGGCCGTGCCCGTCCTGCCCCGCAGATGGCGCAAGCGCCACAGGCGTTCCAAGAGCAGCCCCCGATGCTTGGCGCACTGAGCGCCCAGTTGGGACAGACCGCGACTCCGGCCACGATGTTCCAGCCGGAGATGGCTCCGACTGCTCCGACTGCTCCAGCTGCTCCAGCTGCGCCGACTGCGGCCCCGCAAGCAGCAGCAATGGCTCCGAGTGCAGCGGCTCCGGTCCCGATGCTGTCCACTCTTACCTCGCGGCTTCGCTCGGCAGAGGACATTGAGGAGGAGCAGCGCGGTGGCGGTGGGCAGGACACGGGCGGTGCTGGCGGTGCGGGTGGTGCCGGTGGTGCTGGCGGTGCTGGTCCGACCACTCCCGTCGTACCACCAGCTCCCGCTGGCATGGGCTATAGCGCCACGGGTGGGATCACGGGTACTCCGCAGATCGACCGGACGACCAACACGGCGACCTACTCCAACGTCGAAGTGCCGGTGGCGAACGCCCCGCGCTTTGGCCCCGGTAATCCGCCTCCTGCCACTGCCCCGAACGGCTCAACGTTTGTGGCGGATACGGGCGTCACATGGACGAAGCGTGGTGGCGTGTGGACGGTTGAGGCACGGGCTGGCGCTCCGAACGATGGGATGCCTAGAGGGTACGCTGCGCTGACGCCGCCTGAACTGCTGGCGCAGACGCAAGCCAATCTCCCCGAGGGCTTTAGTGCAGGAACGCTTGGCCCCAGCGGGGTAGAGATGTTCCTCCGTCAGTACGGCATCCCCGCAAATGAGTCGCAGTACTTCGCGCTCGCACAGCAGTCTGGTATGACGGTGGATGCCCTCAAGAACTACATCGCCTCGGTTAGAGGGCCGCTGCGGTTTGAGAGCCAGCGTGACATCCAAGTTCGCGCCGAAGAACAGGCGTGGAAGGCGCAGAACAACGTCGGTGAGATCCCGTACAACTACGCCTTCGTCCCGGCCAGCGAGGGCGGTCCTCGCCTCCGCAAGCTGTCGTATGACGAAGTAGTGGCGCGTGGGTTCCAGCCGTATGGCGGTCGTGCCGCGTATGACAATCTGGCGAACGATCTTGCCGCAGCGCAGCAGACGGGCACCCTCGGCCTCCTCACCCGCTTCGGTGGGCTGACGGCTCCGACTGGCGGTGGGACGCCTGGAGCGGCTGGCGCGGTGGATCTCCTCACGGGTGGGACTACGCCGGTCCTCAAGCAGACGCCGACGACCACCTCGTTTGCGCCGAACGATCCGAACGGCCCGTGGTCCTACGACAAGGACAACTGGCTGGAGATTGAACCCGGGTCATGGATTCCCCGTGGGCCGGAAGCGAACCGTTGGAAGTTTGAGAACGGGCGCTGGGTATCGACGATGGGCACGGGCAGCAATGTCCCCGGTCCCTTTGGTCCGTTCCCGCCGACGAGTGGCCCCACGGGTGGTCCGACTGGGACTCCTGTCAGTGGACCCACGGGCGGTGGCGTGACGGGTGGTGGCACTCCTGCGACGGCTGGTGGTGGGCTGATCCCGAGAACGCCTATCCCGACGCTTCCCCCGTTCTACACTGCGCCTACTGCGCCGACGGGAGCAGTACCTCCCGCGACGATGAACCTGTCGAACGCGGCGCGAGATCTTCGCACGAAGCTTTTGGAGCAACTGACCAAGCTGGAAGGTCCGTCCGAGATTCAGGGCCAGGCATACGAGGCGCTGCGGAAGGCGAAGGCCGATGAACTGGCCGCGCAGTATGGGGCCGAACGCTCACGGCTGGAAGAAGAACTGGCGCGGCGTGGCTTGAGTGCGTCCACGATTGGCGGCGGTCGCTATGGTGATCTGGCTGGGCAGCAAGCGCGAGCCATTGCTGGCTTTGAGGCGGAGTTGTTGCAGCAGCAAGCCGAGGCGGATCAGCGCCGTCAGCAGATGTACTTCACCGGCCTCAGCGATCTGACCAAGACGGAATCGGACATCGAACTCCGTGCCGCACAGTTGCAGCAGGAAGCCGCGCTGCGTGGGCGGGAGTTGGATCTCCAGAGCGCCCGTGATATGGCAACCTCGGAGTACCAGCGTGGGCAGTTGGGCCTCGGGTACGCTGAGATGGGAAGCCGTGAGCGCATCGCTGGCGCACAGCTTGACGAACAGAAGCGCAGCGCCGAGGTCCTGGAAGGGATTCGCACGGGCGAGCTGACCCTGAGCCAGGGGGTGCAGATCGCGCAGATCCTCCGTGGGATGTACGCTGGGGAGATTCCGGTGGAAGCGTGGGAGTCCCTGCTCCGTTCGCTGGGTGTGGACCCGACGAAGTATCCGCGTCCGAACGTCACGCGTACCACAACGACCACGCCGACCACGACCACGCCGACGACCACCAATCCGAGGGGTCCGACTGACACGACGAACCCGAACACGCCGATTGCAATTACGCAGATCCCGAACGATCTCAGCGGGTACGCGAACGGGCAGAAGTTCTCCTACTTCGGGGTGACGTTGACGCTCCTGAATGGCGTGTTGCGTGACGATACGGGTCGCGCCTACCGCACCGGCGAATAACCAGAGGACACGATGGCACTACTTGACTATCTCTTGGGTGGCGCGGCTGGTGGGTTTCAGGGCTACGAAGCGAAGAAGGCCAAAGACCTCCAGGCGCAGAAGGACGAGGAGGACCGGCAGATTAAGCAGTTGGCAATGCTGAATCAGTTGGGCTTCCGAGCGACCGGCCCCGTGCGTGAAACGCCGGATGAGGCGGCACGGAACATCGTGGGCGACATTAGCGCCGAGGTGCCGAAGCCAGCCTTCGACACGACGATGGGCCGTGCCTTTGGCGCAGCACAAAAGCGGGGATTTGGCGTAGCGGAGCAGCCGACCAGCCCGTTGACCTCGCCAGTATCGCTGGCGCTAGACTCCTCAAAGATCAGTCAGTTTGAGCGAGCGAAGGGGATGCAGCCAGCAAGCCCTGAAACGCGAGCGACAATCAAGGGCATTGGGACGCTCGGCTTCCGTCCGCCTGAGACAGAGGAGGAGAAATCGCAGCGCGAGTACAATGCCTTGATGCGAATTGAGCAAGGCAAGCGAGCGCTCTCCGCGCAAGATGCACGACTCAAGGCTGAGGCAGATGCAGCAGCGAACAAGGCCAAGGTTGACTTTCTTGTTGCGTCTGGCATTGAACCAAAGCGAGCAGCGCGTATCGTAGCGCTTGAAGCGAAGTATGCCGATGTGGAGGAAACCCCATCCGTCGCGGCGACTAAGCGTGGGCAAGATATTAGCGCGGCTACGGCTCGTCGTGGGCAAGACTTGGCTGACAAGCGGAAAGACGCGGAGGGTGTCAATGAGATTCAGAGTGGGCTACAGGCAATGGGCGTGGCTCGCGCTTCGTCGTCGCTGAATCTATTGGAAACAAACACAAAGCTCATGGACCGCTTTGAGAAGGACGTACTTGACGGGAAGGCGCAGATTACCGCACTCCAACTTGAGGCAGCGCGATTTGCGTTGTCTGGTGGGAAGGGGTCGGCAGTTGCGGAAGATCGGTTGGCGAAAGGCATACCTGGTGTGATGCCTCCGAATCCAGCGCTTCTTCGGTATGTCCGTGCGGGTAAGGGGATTTCTGGTGCAGTGCGTGAAATCACGCCTCGTGGTGGCTCCAACTTGATGATGCAGATGGAGCAGACGCTAGCTGGCATCGGTCCTGCTGGCACAGATGCGGAGTCCATTGGACAAGTGCAGACGTTCCGCAACGACATTCTTGCTGGTGTGCGAGAGGGTGTGGACGCCATGCGCGGGAAGCAACAGCCTGCCACTGGCGGTGCTATGCCGTCTGCGGCTGAAGCACTGCGGCGTCTGCGTAAGGGAACCACCACTGGAGGAAAGTAACGATGGCGATGCAACCCCCTAGCGCCGCCGAGCGGAAGAAGCTGATTGAGATGGGCTACAAGCCCGAAGATTTGGACAGAGAGTTCGGCTCATCGCCAGAAGTGGCTGTTGCTTCGCCACGACCTGCTGCTCAGAAGACGGAGACTCCCCGGCGCACTGGCACCACTGCCCGAGAAGATGTTGTCGGTATGACGCGACAGGCGATGAACGCCGTTACGTTCGGCCAGTATCCGAAGATGGTCGGAGCGTTGTCATCGCTATCTGGTGGCGATGGGAAGGCTGACGCCGAGAAGCTGGCGAAGTATATGAGTGAATACCGACAGGCCGCTCCTCGAAAGTCTGCCGTTGCCGAATTCGCTGGAGAGATTGCTCCATACTTTGCCTCAGCCCCAGCAGCCGCTCTCAGTAGCATCCCTGGTATGGCTGGCGCTGCTGCACGAACTGGGAAAGCCTATCAGTTCGCTCGGGCAGCGGTTCCGTTGGCGAGCAAGGTGTTGCCGAAAGCTGGGAAGACAGTAGCGCAGATCGCCGCGATTGAGGGGGCGCGTGGGGCATCTCAGGCAGAGGAAGGCGAGTCGCCGTTGGCCGAAGCCCTGAAATCTGCTGCTATTTCTCTGCCATTCGGTCGGCTTGGCGAAGTGGCTGGCACCTATGCTGCTGGGCGATTCGGCAAGTCCATTGATAAGATGGCGGCTAAGGCGACCGCCAAAGCGCAGGAAGCTGGGCAGATCATTAACCAATGGCGCGAGATCGGCCAGCTTGAAGTGACTCCGGCACTCGCCAAGTTGTATGAGCGGTCACAGCCGTTGCGTCAGGCTGTTACGGAAGCCGCCGAGTCGCTTGGGCTTCCAGCAACGGACCCAAATGTTTTGACAGAAGCGTATAGCAAATTGGCGGCTACTGGGTCGCCAGTCTTCAAGAAAACAATCCTCTCGCCGTTCCTGTCAGCCATTGATGAAGCCGCACAGCCGTTGATTGGGAACTCCAATATCAGCCCGCTGTCTAAGGGGATTCGTGGGTATGCTGAGGCAATGGATGTTGGCAAGGCAATTACCCGTGGACGACAGACTGGCGAATATCTTCGCACTGGGGCTGGCGCTCCAGAGCAGGTCGGCGGGGAAGTCCTCGTAGAGCGCATGAGTCGTCCCTATGTTTCGCAAGCTGAGCGGGAAGCTGCTGCACAGGCGCTCATCGCGTCAATCCGTGAAGCGAATACGGCTATGCCAAGTACGCTTCGTGGAGCCGTAGCGCAGGGCGCTCGCACACTGCTGACTGGTGGTCCCCGTGGTGTAGGGGACATTGCCGACATTGCGGCACGGCTAGGCGGCGGATCGTTCGGTCAGCGCATGGCACAACGCGCTGGCACATCAATCGGCGCTTCACGCTAGGCAGTAGGCTATGACCACTGAATCAGCCTCCCTCAAGATCAGCGCCCTGTTGGGTGTCAGCAGTGCCGTCCTCCAGAACGCTCCCCCTACTGGGATGTCCATGACTTCGCTCTTAGTGCCGATTATTTCAGCGGTGGTCGGGGGGCTGATGAGCTACGCGGTACTCAAGACGACCGTGCAGAAGATGGAACGCGATGTGCGTGATATGCGGAAAGACATGAGCGACATTTATACGCTGGTGCGGGAAAGCCTCACCAAAGTCGCCAAGCTGGAAGGGCGACTGGACTCTCATTCCTAACGTGGAGTTGTGATGAACAAGCTCTTGCTGTCGGCCACCCTCCCCCTGTTCCTCGGCCCGATCACCTTCGTCCTGATGCAGGGCATCAAGGCGCTATCGAAGACGGTCGATGCGCTGCCGATCACGGCCAAGCGGTTCGCGGTCGCGGCCATTGCCGTCCTGCTGACCGTCGTGGCGCAGGTGACGGGCGTGGATGTCTCGTGTGATCCGAATGGCGTGGAGAACTGCCTCAACACGCTGGACGCTGGCGCGGTGAAGGGCATCCTTGCGGCGGCCGTGGCCTACGTCCTGCACTTCGCCAAGCAGAAGAAGGGCTAACCTCTCATGATCCCTCCGCGCCGTTCTCTCAAGGGTTTGCTTGTCCCCCGTGACGCTACGGAAACGGCGCGGCAGGGGCAGGGGATTGGTGATCTAGAAGCCATCATGCAGATGGCAACAACGGCCATCCCAGAGGCGTTGCGTGTTGCCCCAGCGACAAGCACTCCGATGGGCCTGTTTGATACAGCGAACGCTCTTGCCGACAGAGACTATGCTGGTGCGGGGATGGCAGCACTCGGAGCAATTCCGTTTGCTGGCGCGTTGAAGTACGCGGACGAAGTGGCTGATGTAGCGAAGTCTGCGATGCGCGGTGCGAAGTCGTTGCCTATGGATACGCCAAGTCGTATGGCGCGGGCAGCAGAGCAGGGATTTAGTTCGCCTGTGTATCATGCAACTTCTCGCACGACCCCTATTGACGAGCTAAAGCCATCCAACGGATTGCTGATGGACTTAAATGCGATCCATGTTGGCACGAAGAAAAGCGCGAACGACAGGGCTGGGGCTGTCCATGTGCTTTCCACGCCAAGCGGGTTGCAAATGCAATCCGCGAAAGCAGCAAATACACGGCGCGGATGGTCGCCAGATAATGCGGCTGCTTCAGCACAAGGAGGTGTTCTCCGTGAAGATTTTGCCCCATCAATCATGCCACTGATGATGAAAGCGGAGCGCCCGTACTTAAACCCTGCCACTGGCGCTCCGTGGACAGAGCGAGAGTTCCAGAAGCACGTTGGGGAGTGGATTAGAGAGAACGCCCCGAAACTTGGAGAAACAGATCGTCTTGCCGCTAAGCAGCTAATGAAGCAAGATCTTCTTGAGCAAGGGTATGATGTTATTCCTTACGTTAACGCAATCGAAGGCGGACAGCGGTACAAAAGCGGCCATGCAGGAGATGTGAGTTACATGGTACTAAAGCCAGAGAACTTGCGCTCCAGCTTCGCAAAGTTTGACCCCGCTAACGTCGGAAAGGCGGGACTTATGGGCGCACTTGCTGGTACGCTTGGGATGTCTGCTGCGAATAACCGCAACGCAAAAGGCTCAAAGTAAATGCCAAAGCGCGGAACGCTCCCTCGGGCGGTGGCGGTGGTCAAGAGCCTTGACGTACTGGCTCCCGCCTTCCGCGCCAAGATCGAACGGGTGCTGGAGGCGGTGCCGTATGCGACCGTGGCGGAAACGCTGCGGACGGACGCACGGCAGCGGTATCTCTATGGCTTTGGGCGGCAGTATGACGACGGGCGTGGCATCGTCACCCACAGCGAAACCGCGCTGGACACCTGGCACCACTACGGGCTGGCGGCGGACATCATCCACCAGGCGAAGGGCTGGGAGGCTCCGATGCAGTGGTGGCAGCAGCTCGGAGCCGCCGCCAAAGCGCAGGGATTGGTCTGGGGTGGTGACTGGACGTTCCGCGACTACCCGCACATTCAGTGGGGTGCCCCGATGCGTCGGAGCCCATCCCCGAGTGCCGCCAAGCTCCTAGAGACTGGGGGCGTGGAAGCCGTCTGGAAGGCCGTCAACGCGATCTAACGGCACTTGGCAGTGGTAGGTAGCACAAAGCCCCCGGAAGACAATCCGAGGGCTTTGGCACACCCACCCAAGAGGATGCTATGGGAAACCCCGCCAGAGACTACCCATGCCCGACAACTTATGGGGCTGATACTGGCGTGTCAAGGACGGCAATGGTGACAACCGCCCCCGCCTTGGTCTTGTCCCGCTCGTTCAGGTCGTCGAACTCCCACACCGCTCGCCGGATCTGGCTGTCGTCGTGCCAGATCGCCTCGCTGTCGGTGATGCCGTCCAAGAACGCCTTCTGGTAGTTGAGATCCCGCCGCCTCCTGTCTGGCTCCCGCACCACCACATCAATCAGCAAGCGCCCCTCCTGCCGCGTCCAGCCCGCCTTCTTTGCAGCGGCCATCGCCAGTTGCCCGATGAGCGTCTTGGCCTCGCGGTACTCTTTGCTCAGAATGTAGCCGGTAACGTATTTCCGGTTGTCGGAAATCAGTGCCGCCCACGGGACGCTAAAGGTCATGGTCCGCACCGCGCTCACTTGTCCTTTCTCCCGATCCGGGCGCTCCAGCCGTCCTTCTCCGGCGGGGCCACCCGTGGCTCCAGTCTGAGGTTCTGATAGTTCCACCGCACGGGGATGTCCTCCACGCTGCCGTGGCGGTTCTTGTCGATGATGAGAAAGGTGTCTGCCGTGAGGCCGTTGCGGATGAAGCGGGAGTGGTCGAATAGCAGGACTTGGTGGGCATCGTTCTCCACCGCGCTGCCACCCATCAACCCTTGCGCCACCGGACGCTCCTGCCGATTGGCCGAGGTCTGGCGGTTGAACTGCGAGAGGGTCACGAGCGTCACCCCGAGCGACAGGGCGGCTTCCCGCAGTTGGTGCGACACCAGCTCCATCCGGTCGTGGATGGCTTGGACGTTGGGTGCCCAGATGAGCTGCAAGTAGTCCACGATGAAATACTTGCACCCCGCATGGTCGTGGTGGTAGCGCATCGCGTGAACGATGTCGTCGATCTTGCTGATGGGGAGGCGGTTCACGATCAAGTGCCCACCCGTTTCCCGATGGATGGCGTCCACGGCCATCGCCGCTTTCGTGAACGTCAGCGGATCGAACGTGCTGCCCTGCTCTAACTGCTTGACCGGCAGATCCGCCGCGATCGCCAAGAAGCGGGTCGCCAACTCATCGCGTCCCATCTCCAGCGAAATAAAAGTGACCACCTCGCCGTGACGGATCGCGGTGTTCGCTAAGTTCAAGGCAATCAACGACTTACCCGTGCCGGTGTTTGCGCCGATGACGATGTTCCACCCTCGCGCCAACCCGATCCCGCCACCACCGCCCCCACAGCAGAGGTTCCACAGCGCCAGAGGCGTAGGCACCGCTTCAATCGGCGCTTGCTTCTGCTCAAAGATCCGTTCGAGCGTCAGGCCCGTGATGCTGTCGAACGCGACCACGGGCGGTTCTGCCCCGATAGGCGTGGCGGTCTTGAGCAGCGCCGTCCAGATCGCGGTCCAGTCCTCGCCCAAGTCGCTGACCGCCCCGTGCAGGTCACACAGGTCTTTGATCCCCGTTCCGCCCACCGTCACATCCCGGATCACCTTGGCCTTGGGGAGCGACTTGGCGACGGAGGCAATCAGCGTGGCCCCGCCTTGATCCGGCTCCTGCCACACATACACGGTGCGGTTGGCGAGCAGGGTCGCATACTCAGGACGCCACTGGGACGCCCCCGGCAAGCCGACCGCGCAGATGCCCCGCTGCCACGCGGCGTGACAGTCGGACTCGCCCTCTACAAGTAGGACGGGCGCATCCTTCGGTGCTGCGGCCAATACCTGCTGGCCGTAGAGCGGTGCGCCTTCCCCGTCCTTGTCCCAGAACGTGCCCTTGCGGGTCCGCAGCTTGGTTCGCAGCACGGTGCCGTTCGCGTCATAGTACGGAATGACCACCAGCGGCTCCCCGTACTTCCCTGTCCGTTCGGTGACGCCGTACTTCGCCAGCGAGTCGAGGGCCAGCTTCTTGTGTTCGGCGTAGTCGAACAGGGTCAGGCCGTTGCTGCCCGTCGCGGCAGGGAGGTCAACGTGCAGCTCCTCGGCCAGCGAGCGCAGCGGCTCGGTAAAGCCACAGGCCGAGCAGCCCCACGCATGGTCGCCCATCCACGCGGACGCATTGCTATCCGTATGGCGTGGGCAGCAGAAGGCGAGCTTTGCGCCCGACTTCTTCGTGCCCTTCCGACGCAACAGCGCGGACTTCAGCAGCCCGTGGGCGTCGAGATGGTTCACTCGTTGCTCCGAATCACCGACTGACGCTTGATCTTCGGAATCCCTTGCACATCGGTAAACGACTTGTCATGCAGCAACAGTTGGTCTTGTGGGAGCCACATAAACTCTCCAGTCTCCACGGCCACGACCCACAGGTGCTTGTGTTGCGCGGGTTCCATGCTAAAGCCGTCTTTCTTGTGATCCACGGCGAACCACAGCGATCCACGCACTGACGTTTCCTTGTGGTCCGCGCACAGAATGGTCACGGGCATCTGATCCAGATAGTCACAGGACACGATCTCCGCATCCCACCCATAGCAGTCCCATGTCGCGGAGGCGACATCTTCCTGTACGGTTCGCTCGTTCTCAAAGAGCGGATCAACCCACCGCAAGCAGTCGAGCGGGAGATCCACCACCATCGCGCCGTTCTCTAGGACGACATGACAGGCCAGCGTTCGGTTCGGGGTGACACTGACCCCCCACCACACGGCTGGCGTTCGTGCTTGCAAGTCAAACTCGTCGGACAGGACGCTTTCGCTTTCCACCCACACATAGCGGTGGCGCGGCAGACTGATGTTGTGCGGCATAGGTTAGCACTCCTCGTCAACGGGAGCGCCCAGCGCATCCCACTCGTAGTCCGTGATCCCCAACACGAGGAACCACTGGTCCGCACGGGTGAGGTTGGGCACGATGGCGTCCACCTGCGCCGGATCGGTCAGGTGACGGATCGCGTCCACCTGCTCCTGGGTGATCGGGATATGGCGGGACCGCTCCTCGCCGGTCACACAGGATGTGCGCGTGATCTTCATACGCCACCTGCCAGTCGGTCGAACTCGGCCACATCCTGCCCAGACCGTGCCCACTCCTCGCGGGTGCGGCCATGTACGGTCACGAGATTGAACTGCTGCCAGACCCCGTCGCGGTAGAAGCGCGTCGAGCCGATCCGGTACTTCGGTGGGGTGCCTTCCTTCTCGCAGTACGCGGCGTAGTTCCGTGCCGCACGGAGCAGGTCCATCGGCTCCACGCCTTCTTTCAGCAGGTCCAGCACGGCGGTACGGGTCGGGACATGGGGATGCGGCACATCGCGCTCGGGGTACAGGTCGTGGATGTCGCCCACCAGCAGGTTGGCAAACGACAGGTGTTCCTTGCGGGTCGGCCCGTAACGGCGCAGCGGGTTGGGTGTCATGGCGGGGTGGGTCATCGGGTTATTTCTTGCGGCGGGAGTGACTGCCCATGTTGCCGCCACGCGGACGGCGGGGGATGTCGAGGCGTTGCAACATCTGATGCACGGCTTGATAACTAATGCCGAGCCGTTCGGCAATCTGTCTGGTCGTTTGTCCCTGGGCATAGAGGGACGCGATCAGCGCACGGCGCTCAGGGATACTGAGCTTTGGGGGGTTATCCATGTCCAGTCTCCTGTGCTTGACGGCAGAAGTGCCGCACCTCGCAGTGGGACGCACAGCGGCGGTACTCGCCCGGGCGCTCCTCTACATGGTGGCCTTCTGGAATCTCGGTCGGGCGCTCGTCGAACAGCTTGACCGCTCGCTTGCCGCCCTCCTTCATCAGCGCGAACTGCGTCCCGGTGTACCACCGCTCCTCGTTTGTGCAGTCTACGCGCCCACCCTGCTGCGCGTACTGGTGGAGCTGCACCCGATCCAGAATGTACTCCTCGGCCTCCTCCAGCGACCAGAGCGGGATCTCCACCCGCACAATCGGCGTCTGCGGGTAGGAGTCGGGCTTGCGCTCGGCCTTCCCCTTCTTCCAGTCGCGCAGGAGGGCAATGATCTCCAGCGAGGTCACGGCAATGCCGTTCTTGTGGGCCAGCCAGCGCAGCACGTTGAGCTGCTGCGTCCAGCCGTCAATGTTCTGGAGCTTGTACACGGTCGTCACCTTGTAGTCGCTCAGGACGCCCGTATCCATCTGTATGACATCAAACTGCCCAGAGACCTGCCACCCCGCGACCTCGGCATACAGGCGATCTTCTGCCACCATGCCCTCCTGCCGGAGTGCCGCCCGTTCTAGAATTGTATGCACCGCCTGTCCCAGCAGCGACCAGATCCGCTCCGAGACATCGGTGGTGATCTTATCCTTGTGCTGCGCCATCAGCGTCCGAATCTGTGGGGCGTCGATCAGCTTGGTCACACTGATGTCCCCGCCCCCCACATACGGGTCCGCCGTCACAGCTGCCACGATACTCTGTGGCAAGCCGTGGACGTTGGTGATCGTGCCCATCAGGACTCCAAGTGGAGCTTCGGCGGCTCCTGCGGCATCAGCGGTGCCACCAGCTTGGTCAGGACGGCCTCCGCTGCCTCCTCTACGCCGGGCGACGAGAGGATGCCGATATGCTCCTTCCCGCGCTCCTCGTCGTTCTGCATGACCGCAATGCCCAGCGCGGCCAGCGATATCAGCGTGGCGTGTTCCATCGGGGTGAAGTCGAGGGTCGGCATTAGCGGGTCGCCTTGATAAAGAGGGTGGCCGCTGCCGCCTGAATCGCGCTGGCATCAATCGGAAGGCCCAGCGCCTCGCACTTGACGCCGAGGGTTGCCATCGCCTGATCGACGCACTGGTTGTAGATCGCGCCCAGTGCCGCCACATCCATCGGCGGGGTCGCCGCTCGCGCCACCGGAGCCGCCTGAGCCGCCCCAGCCGGTGCGTTGCCCGCCAAGTGGATGTTCGTGAACGTCTTGCCGTCCTTCTTGATCTGCTCCAGCGTCAGCGCCTTCCCGATGGCGGTTTCGGGGGTCAGGTTGAGCCGCGCTAGGCCCTTGGCCCCGCTCATCTCGCTGATGAATACGATGTCGTCGGCGTTGCCCTTGAACACCATCTGGGGGCCGAAGTTGCCCTCGGCGGATTCAATGGCGGTGACAGGGTTCAGCGTGATCGGGCCGTTGGCGAGCTTGTGAATCGGCATACATCCTCATGGGAAAGTGTGTGGGGACTTCGTGATGCAACCTATGGCAGCTTGTCAATCTTGTCAATACAGGGGTCTATCAAACGATGGATCTTTCAGCACGATGCGAGCTTTCGAGCGCACCCCCGGCTTGGGCTGGTAAATCTCCACCGCGATGTCCTCCATGCGCCTCGCGTAGTACAGGATCAGCTCCTTCGTACACCGCTCGCTCTTGGCGATCTTGAGCGGGTCGGACTCCCCTCGGCGCACATACGCTCGGATGATGTCCTTGCGAATGTCCCCGGCCTTGCGGACGAACTTCGGCAGTCGGGGCGGTTCTCCGTAAGGTGGCATCGGGGTCACGCGCACCTCGGGGTCACGCGGGTCGATCCGGTCCTGCTCGGTCGGGTCCACCTCAGACACGGGGAATCCGTCGCTGAATCGGACGGCCTCCGGCATACGGATGGACCCAGATGTTGCGCTGGCGCGGATCCCACTTGTCGAGGAACACATCAATCGTGTGGAACCAGCCGTAGGTGGCGCTGCGGTCAGTGATCGTGCTGTCAATCACGGCCACACGGCGCACCATCTCCACGGGGATGCGCTTGCGCCCCATGTTGTACATCCAGCAGAACTTCTCGGCGTTCCACACGCCTTTGGTCTGGGTCTTGTGCTTGTCTCGCAGTTCCAGCTTGTACTTGGTGCCGTGGGTCAGGTACAGGCGGCGGGCCTTCGTGGTGGTGGGGGTGTCGGGTGTCATTTGTTGGGGGTGTTGGTGGTTGGTGAAGCGGCCTTCGTGGTCGCTTCGGGTGGCGTCCCGCCCAAGATTCGGATGTTGGCGCGGGTGAGTCGATCAACTTCTTCGCGGCATCTGGCGATGATGTCCACATACATCCGTTTCTCGTCAGGCATGATGCCAATGGTCTGTGCGATCTGGAGGCAGGACCGTTCGATCCGGTTGATGGCTTGGTCGCGCCGTCGCTCGTTGGGTTCTATGCGATACTCTTGAATCGCTCGCAGCACTGTGTAGCACTGCACTTCCATCTGCCGCAAGATCCTCGGCAGCTCCTCGTCGCTCATGGATTCCTCTCGCGGTGGATGACTCGTTGCGCGTATCGCTTCCACCAGAGAAACGCGCCATAGGATGCCATGTGAGATGCGGTGTGCATCGCGTCCCACTCCTCGTTCGTCATCAGCTCTGGCAATGCTCCTGCCTCTGCCTCTGCGGTGGTCAGTCGTCGCCGGTTTGCGCCGGTCCCGGTCATGATGCGGTCGCCAGAGCGTAGCCCCTGCTTTGCGCTCATGCGCCCTCCTGCGTCTCAAGCGCGGCTGCGAGAATAGCTCTGGCATCTTCGTAGTACGTCTCCTTGTATCGCCATATCTCCTGTTCCCACGTTCCCCAATGGGACAGATCACCGCGCAGATACAGCGCCTCCGCCGCCCGCTCCACCATCTCATCCGTCACCCGTGTCGCAGCGGCGAGCCGTTCGCGCAGCCGGTCGATCTCCTGCACCGCAGCGTCACGCTCATTTTCTAGATCGACCCTCTTGTATCGTGCCGCAGACCATCCCCTGACCATGCCAAGTGCCACATCTGCCGTAAGACTGTCGTGGCACAACCACGATGCAAACATGGAGCGTGAGTATTCGCCCCACATTTCTTCGATGTCTGCATCGCTGAGGTACTCGCGGTCATGTTCGTCAGGGAGCAACGCATGAAAGTATTCAACTGTCTCACGCTCAAGGCTTTTGAGGTACTTCGTTTCGTCGGTCATGCGCCCTCCTGCGCCTTGCATGATTCTGACTGTTCCCATTCCCACTCACTCGCGCAGGGACCGTTAAGCGCAGCCCCCTCAAAGAACGCCATTCTCACTACCTCGCGCAGCCGGTCGATCTCCTCGCACAAAATCGCCCCCTCTCCGGCGTTCAACGTGCCGCCCTTCCGTGCCCACTTCTCGGCGTTGGCGAGTCTGTCTCCGTATCCGGCGCGGTGATTGCCTCCCGCGCTCCCGAAGTTGCCATCAGCTTTCGCGTCGGTCGGATCTGGTGTCGCACTCATGC